AGGCCTGAGCGCTTGGTCTACCCGTAGTGGCTTCCCTGTGGGAGCAATCAGCACCCGGGCAGATGGCACCATCATCTTTGGGCATCACACGGGCGCAGAAGCAGGGGGCACAGACTCACAGCGGGGCTTGTTTGTCCAATCGGGCAAGCGTGCCCGGGGCAGTGTCATCAGTGATGATGTGATGGTGTGGAACCCTCCACCCACAAGCACATACCGGTCAGCATGGTGGTCAGCAGGTGACCCCCAGATGCAGAAGCAGGTGACCTATGTGACTGTGTGGGTGATGACTACAGGTGATGCCTCAATCACCATGCGCCACTACAAAGACTTCAGCCTCACCCCTGTGCTTGAGCGCACCTATCTGGCACAGCCCCCTGATGCTGATGTGCTGCCCACCATGGATAGCACCGTCTTGGGGACTGCCAGCTACCGCAAGGAGCGATTGGTGCCCCTGCGCTACAGTGTGGCCCACATGAGTGCAGCATGGTTCTGTTTTGAGGTTGAGACGACTGCTGACCTCATCATTGTGGGTCATGAGTATGAGTTCACGACCAAGGGCACCAAGGTGGTGATGGGAAGGCGCGCGTGAAGCAGTGGACGCAAAGAGAAGCCACTCAGGGCGCTACCGCTTCCCCTGATGCAGTCAATGATGAGCTGCGAGCGCAGCAGAGCAGCATCACCACCCTTGATAGGGACCAGCTCCCTGCTGACTATGTGAATGACAGCAGGTTAGTAGCTGGGGCTCTGCTGCGCTCCTACAGCTCGAGTCAGTACCCCACAGGCTCAGGTGAGCAGGACACAGTGAGGCTGCTGAGTGGGGCAGTGGATAGCAATGCCTGGCTTGCAGTCGCCCACACCAACTACCCGGGCGGGTGGGTCAATGTGAGCACAGGCACAGGCATCCTGCTGCAGGGGTGGAAAGGTGGCCACCTGCACATTGAGTGGGCAGGCAACGGCTACATCATGGGAGGCATGGCAGATGGGGCCAATGTGGCGCTTCCCAAGACACCCCGCTACCTGAACCTGCGCATCACAGCCAATGGGGTAGCTATCGCTGAGAAGCGAGGGCCTGCCTATCATAAGGCCTTTCGGGTGATTGGCTCATCCTTGGTGCCCCAAGGTGATGTGACTATCCGCCTGCAGTACCGCATTGTGCAGCCCAGTGAGGATGACTTGCTATTCACCACAGGGGCAAAGATTGTGCCCCAGGCTCACCTGTGGGGCATGCGCTACTTTGTGATGGGGAGGTGGAGATGAGCAGGATTACAGACGGGCCTGTGCGTGACGGGGATGTGCTTGATGCTGCCTCCCTCAATGACCGGTTTGCCTCCTACACTCAGACGGACCTCAACCAGTTCAACCACCGTGATGCAGCGCATGACCTCCCCCAGTTCGATGCTGGGGGCTGGTTGCTGACTCATGCCCAGTCTGTGCAGATTGGGCTCAATGATTGGAAGCACACTACCGTTGTGAGAGTACCCGGCATGACCTCCATGCCTGCAGCTGCTCACCCGGTTGAGGATGGGGCAGGCAACCCCACAGTGATGAGCTTCGGAGCAGGAGGCCTGACCATTGCTGTGGGTGAGGTCTTCCGCGCCTATTGGAACCTGTCAGTAGGCCCAATCGGGGCAAATTGGGACACAGCAGGCAGCCTTGCCTACAATCTTTTCCAAGATGGTGCTCTGGGCAGCAGACCCTCAAGCACTTGGGGAGGGGTGTGGGTCACCTACCTTGAATGGGATGTGACTGACTCAAGCCTCACCAACTGGGTGCCAGTGTTCGGACAGCAGGACTTCACCACTGTGATTGGCAGCAAGTATGGCGCACCCCTTGCCAATACCCGTGCCAGTGCTGTATTTCCAGCTGACCTGACCTATGCAAACCAGCCCAATGGGGCCTTTCTTCCCGGTCCTGAGCTAAACTCATCTTTCTATTTCACTGGGGTCAGTGGGGCCTACTTTCACGCCCCTGCCAGCCCCATCACACTGTATGGGCTGCGAGTGGTCATCAAGGGCATCATGCACCCCTACAGTGTGGGCAGCACCAACTACTTGGTGCATGACACAGTGTTCAGCGGCAACCCGTCTGCTCTGCAGTACAATGGGGGCAACCTCGCAGTGCTCAAGCATCTGGTGCAGTAATGAGCTTCACACCCCCTACAGTCTTTGCCGATGGCACAGCCCTGCAGAGCGCTCAGCTTGAGGGCAACTATCAAGCCCTGCGCAAGTACCTGCATGGGTCGATTGTGGCAGGGGATGTGCAGGCCTCTCAGTGGATTGACACCCGCCACATCCAGCCCCCTGACTACGAACCCTACAGTGCTGTGCAGCATGGGGTCAGCGGGCATCAGGGGGGCAGCAATAGCGGCATGACGCGCCTGACCTTCTGCACCAAGTACCTGAGCGGGCAGGGCAGAAGCGATAGTCAGGCCTTTCACGCGATACCAGGCACAGCCATCACAGTAGACCTGCGTAGGGCCTGCACTGTGGCCTTTCACTATTGGTATGAGGTGGAGGCAGGCCCCGATGTGAGCACAGGGGCAGGGCAGGTAGGTCAATCGTCGCGTCAGGTGTGGATTGCACCCTATGTGGGTGATGTGTCCACTGCCTACAGTAGCTACAGGGGCCACGCTCAAGAGGCTCACAATCATAGCAAGGGGTGGTCGACCACATCAGGAGCAGGTGCTGCAGTCCCCTACACACTGGGGGGCGCGTATCAGTCGCAGGATGGCACCCTCATCTACAATGCCCCCAATGGTCGCATCACCTTTGGGCTGGCAGCTCACTCTCAGATTGACCGGGTAGCTGTGGTCAACTGGGGTGTGGCTATCGAAACCTTTTACCTGTGAGGCCTTGAATGGACCCCATCACACTTGGGCTGATTGCTGCAGGGACTGCCAGCGCTTTGGGTGGCATCACTCAGGGTATTGGTTCTGCTCGAGCTGCAAAGGCCATGCGCCTCACTCCCCAGCAGCAGCGGGAGCTTGATGCCCTGCGCAGAAGGCAAGCCAAGGGGCAGCTTGGGCTCACAGCCGCAGAGGAAGCAGCACTACGCAGGAAGGGTGAGGCAGCGCAGCAGAGCATCAGCAGGGAGCTTGAGGGGCAGACACTGCAGCAGATGGCAGCAGCCCCGGGCAGCGCTGTATCTGGCAGAGATATTTTTCTGAGGGAGCAGGCTGAGCAGCAGGCACTCCGCACAGTGGAGCAGCAGCAGCAGGAAGCCATCATGCAGGCAGACCTTGCAGAGCGCCAAGAGGAACGCGCCCGGATTGCAGCCCTCGAGGGGCAGGCGCAGGAAGCTGAAGCCAAGCTCCAGGCTGCCCGCATGCAGGCACTCAGCTTGGGCCTTGCAGGGGCAGGTCAGGTGGCTCAGACCGCGGTGCAGATGAAGCATCAGACCGCACTGCAGGAAGCTCAGATACCTCAGCAGACAGATACTGACCTCATCCGTCTGTATGCGCCCCAGCCCTCAGGTTTCACCTTTGGTGGCCTTGTCCCGAGTGAGTTCTAAATGCCCACACCCTTTGCAGGTCGCCGGCCTCAGTATGTAGAGCAGTATGCCCGCACCATCAGCGCCTATCAGCGCTATCAGGACATTGCGCGGGACATTGCGAGCGAGCAGGACCGCCTCAACTACCTTGACAGCCTCATCCAGAGCGAGAGGCAGAACCTCACCAACCTCAGTGAGGTCTTTCGGGTGCGCCCTCAGGACTTGGGCAGTGCTCAGGCACTCCTGCAGCAGCAGTATGCGGGTGAGCATGCAGCACGGCGCAGGGCAGCAGCAGGACGGGCAGGCAGGGCAGCAGGCCTGCAGCTACCTCGAGAGGCACGGGCAGAGCTGACCGCAGTGACAGTAGGGGCAGGGCGAGCCCCACAGACTGCCCGCGATGTAGCCATGGGCCTCATCACCAAAGACACTACTCCCGAGCAGGGCGCTGAGATTGTCCGCATCTTGGAAGCGGGGCAGGTAGATGAGGGCTACATCAACCAGGTCAGGCAGCAGCTCGAGCAGGTAGCCCGGGGCAAGGTTCCCAGCGGGGCACCTCGAGCCCTGAGCCCTGAGGAAGCAGCTGCAGAGCAGGCCTTGCAGCAGCAGCTTGAGGCTGCCTTCTTTGCAGGCCAAGCAGGTATCCGAGGTGGGTACGATGGGCAGGCCATTGTAGAGCGCAGGCAGCAGACCCCAGCGCCCGAGGGTGTCAACTTCTCCACTGAGCAGGATGCCTTTGAGGCAGCGCTGCAGGCCATGGCCGATGGGGTCATGGCTGTGGAGGACTTTGCAAGCGAAGAGGATTACCGCTTTGCCAAGGCTTTGTATGATGAGGCCAAAGCCAAGAAGGCCTACCGCAATGACCAGCGCGTCAACTTTGAGCCTGAGGTGCTTGCGAGCAGGCAGCGGGTGGCACAGCTCGAGCAGCAGCGCCAAGCAGCCCCGGGTGCTCAGTACAGTGACCCCAGCAGGGAGCGGGCAAAGCGGGAGCTGATTGCCCGGGGCTATGACCCTGACCTCAATGCAGGGCGCTACCTCGAGTATCAGAAGAGTCCCTACTACAAGGCCATGATTGGGGCTGATGACATTCTCACAGACATCTTGGCAGGTGAGCAGGAGCTGCAGGCAGTCACCAAGCCCCAGCGCCTTGCCTCAGACCTTGTGAGGCAGATGGACACAGCGGGCAAGGCCTACACCATCAAAGACTTGGAGAAGCAGCTTGGCAAAGTGCTCAAGGGTGATGAGCTGCAGGCTGCTCTCAGCTTTGCTTTGGCGGCCAAAGAGTATGAGGCACAGAACCTGAGCAACCCCTCCCAGCGGGAGCTGCAGCGGGCAGCCAAGCAGCGGGAAAGTCAGCGGGAGGAAGCTGCCAAGGCTGCAGATGCTGCCATCACCCAGCAGCTTGAGCAGGAGCTTGACCAGCAAGCACTATTCATGCAGCGCCTGCAGAAGTCTGCTACCCGAGAGGAAGCACTTGCACAGCAGCAGGCGGGTGATGTGTTCAGACAGAAGGCTGCAGCGCCTGTAGCAGCCCCCCAGCCTGAGGAACGGGTCAGCATGGAGCTGGGGGAAGAGGTTGTACCCCTGGCACAGGTAGACCCTTCTGACCCTCGCTACAGCTACCGCAAAGTAGATGAGGGCTATGAGGTCACCCGCACAGACCTGCCTGAGCGAGCCCCCAGCATTGCTCGACCTGGTACCCGGGCGTTCCGCAGTATTGAGGGAGTGCTTGCGGGCAGGGAACCGCTTGCACAGGCTGCTCCCGCTCCTGCTGCTCCTGCTGCTCCTGCTCCCACTGTGGAAGCGCCCGCAGGTGAGGCAGAAGCAGCGCCCAAGCGCTATGTGTACGACGCTGCAACGGGCAAGATGGTGCTCAAGTAGAGGTGGTCTGTGGAGCTGCAAGTAGGTGATGCCGTCTATGAGTTCCCTGACAGTATGGATGTGGAGCAGGCCACAGCCATCCTGAGAGAGCAGGGCATCATCCCTGCATCTCCTGTGGTGCCTGTCGAACCTATGGCAGAGGTGCCCACACCTATTGCCCCCATCCCTCCTGCTGCCCAACTTGCAGCTGCTCGAGAGGAAGCAGCAAAGGAAGCAGCACGGGCAGAGATGGCAGCGCGGCAGACCTTTGTGCCCGAGCAGGAGCGCCCTGCTCAGGAAGCTGCCACCCTCGAGAGAGAACGGCGCAAGGCTCAGGAGCAGGCCACCCGCATCTTGCAACCAGGCGAAGAGGAAGCAAAGCGGGTGACAGAGGAAGGCCTGCCATTCTTCCGCCCCACTCGCATTGTGGAGCAGGAGATACCTGTAGTCACTCCTGAGGGTGAGTTCCTGACAGAGCGCAGCATTGTAGATGAGGGAGTGCTCAGGCCTCCTACAGCAGAAGAGGAAGTGCAGGAGGCCTTTGCCCTGCAGCCCATCCTTGGGGCTGAGTCTGCCCGCAGGATTGGGGAGAAGATTGCAGCAGACCAAGCCGCGATTGATGCCAAGGTGGCAGCAGGCGAAGAGGTGAGCGCGCTTGAGTTCGCAGGCCCTGTGCTGTCAGGCATCCTGACTCGACCAGGTGAGGCTGCTGGGGTGGTGGAGACTGAGCTGGGGGCAGCACTGCGCAGCACAATGGGGTGGGTGTCTGCCCTTGCTGCAGAGGGCTACTTCCGGGGCCTTGGCTATGAGGTGGACAAGTATGGGGTGCCGAAAGACCCTGATGACTTGGGCC